GGATATGTTTCTCAAGAAGACATGGAATCTTGCAAAGGATCCATGGAAGCCGCCTTTTTCGTAGGCAAACCAACCATCGCACGCAAACTTACACTTGAGGAAGCCGTATTCGGTATTCCTGGAGTCATCGAACCAATGAAAACCGATACATCTCCTGGCTATCCATGGTGCTTGGAATCCCATCCAGAACCAGGCAAAAGACATTGGATCAACACAGAAACACGCTTCATCCACGAGGATCTCAGGCAAGCCATTTCAAAGCTTGAACAAGACGCCATTGATGGAATTGTTTCACCCACCATTTTCAAGGACACCTTAAAAGACGAACGACGAAAGCTTAGTCGTTGCGACAGATCAAAACCCGAAGACATCAAGACGCGCGTTTTTGCCGCAAGCCCAATGCATCTTGTCATTTTTATGAAGATGTACTATGGTGCTTATTTTCAACACATCCAAAACGAACGCATCAAGAACACGACCGCTATTGGCATCAATCCTTACTCTTGCGAGTGGCACCAAATTGTCATGAAATTGAGAGAGGTTGACAGCAAAGTCAATGACGGAGACTACGAGAAGTTCGACACAACTCAACCACCTGCCTTTATCGACGGATTCTTCCAAGTCGCTCGAAAATGGTATGATCTTTACTCCATCCGAACACCAGAAACAATTCGAGCCTTTGACGACTTTTCGTCCAAACGAGAATCTTCTTACACACATGAAGATATGTGTCGAGAAGCCATTGGACGCCAGGTCACCTTTGCCATCCATCTGTGCAGAGACGAGACTTACCGCGTTGCAGGAAAGAACCCAAGTGGTGTTTTTGGAACCACACAGATCAACTCAGGATCTAATCTCCAAGCATTTCAATATTCTTGGGATAAGATCTACCCACAACATGCTGGACCAGTCCATTTCCATCGAAACGTTCGCATGGTCACCAACGGAGATGACGTCATCTTTTCCGTGAGGAGAGAATTTTCGGATTTTACCATCGCCAACATCGCCACACAAATGGCAAAGATCAACATGATCATCACGCCTGCCTTGAAAGAAGGAGGCCTTGTTGAAGCCCGACCAGTCGAACAAGTCACATTTCTTAAACGTGGCTTCAAACTCATGAACGGATTTTACAGAGCGCCACTCGACATCGAGGTTTGCAAAGATATGACCCAATACACCAAGAAATCTGCTGACAACATGGCCGCAACCATCGAAAACATCAAAATTTCAGCCATGGAATTGGGCGTCACCGAACCAACCGGAGAAACACGCAAGTTGCTCTCCGACGCACTCACCAGACTCGGAAGACACATACCTCTTCCAACTTCCGCGGAAGTCCTTCGGGATCACGCAAAATTTTTCTAATGTGAACTTGAAAGCTGTCTTTTATTCTTTTCCTTCATCTTTTACTGCTATTAGAAATCTTACACAAAACACAGAAAAACCACACCGAGGACCTTCGGCGCGAACCCTCGGCAAATGAGCGCCCTCAATTGGAACAAAATATCAACAGGCACAGTCGTAGGACCCGCTATGCCTTCAACCGCAACTTCAGTTACAGCAGCTGCTGGAACTGGGGTAGGTCCATCAACAACAGAACCCAACACATCCGTCGAACGAACAGTCGAATTGACTTCTTTTATCGACAATCAAGAAACGATCGCTGACCAACGCCCAAATGCCGTTCCTACTATGGGAATGGATAGACTACGACAACATCACACAGAAGGCACAGACATTCGAAAGGTAGCAGCTAGACCAGTGTTCATCCAAAACATCACTTGGCCAGGAACAGCAACCTACGGAACAGTACTCTCCTATATAGAACTACCACTTGGAATCTTGAATTCATCAGCCATTAAGTTGCAAAAGATGCAGAGATACCAGTTTTTCTCCGGAGACATTGTCATCCGTGCTCAAGCATCTGCCATGGCTTTTCAAGCAGGCAGAGTTTGGGTTTCTTTCGAAGCAGCACGCAACGAACGTGGAGCAAGAAGAACCAATACGAGTATTCAATCAGTTACATCACTAGACGGTATTGAATTCGATCCGACAGTACCAAATCCTGTCGAGTTTAGGGTCAAATATTTCGCCCCTGTATCCGAATGGGACCGCATAGGTACCTTTGGACTAGGAACAGTTTTATTTTCAGTCCTTTCACCACTTAATTCTTCATCTACAGCAACTTCAGTATCATTTTCTATCCAAGCATGGTTTGAGAATTTGACTTTTGGCGTACCTACGTCAGACCCTTTCATCCTCACTGGACCACCAACACGGAATATGGAACGAGTTTTCAGACAATCTCATCAAGAGAAAAAGCAAGCAACACGCGAACATGCTGTATCAGATGCCCTCGATACGGTATCAGAAATAGCAGGAGCTATTGGGACTTTCCCTTTGCTATCTGCTATTGCTCAACCAGTATCATGGGCCACAAGCGTAGCAGCTCGTGCAGCTCGTATGTTCGGCTTTTCAAAACCAGACTCACCAAACGCGCCAACGCGAATGGAAATTTTTCCTCAATCGACAGCACATTTCATGGACGGAGCATCAGACGCCATACCACTGGCAGCAACATCAAATTTCGAAATGGCTTCAGGACCAGTTTTCGGAACAGAATACGACGAGATGGACATAGCCTATGTCTGCGCACGCATGCCAATTGTTGGAGCATACAATTGGGACACTACAGCATCCATCGGACAACCAATTGCGTTTTTCCCAGTTATGCCAGGCGTTTGCCCAAAAGTATCTGGAGCACAAAACGTATCATACGGAACATACGCTCCAACACCAATGGCCTATGTCACATCAATGTTCAAATATTGGGCAGGAGCTATTAAATATCGCTTCGAAGCTGTAAGCACACCTTTCCACGCGGGTAGACTGCTGATAGCATATATCCCCGATTTTGATCCTTTTGCTACTGTGAACATCACCGAAATTGCCAACAATTACTCCATTGTTTGGGACATTACTACATCAAATCATATTGAGTTCGAAGTACCTTACATGTCGAACACCCCATATTTGGAGACTTTTATTGACGAGCTCAACGTGCCAGCACTTATTAACGGAGATACAACAGGAACTGAAGCGAGAGACAGAATTCGCAAGTGCTCAAATGGCTCCATTGTCATGTTCGTATTGAACACCTTGGTCGCACCATCGACCGCTTCGAACACGATTCAACTACTCATTTGGATGGGTGGAGGCAAAGACATCACGTTTGCCGAACCAACCTTAGGAGAGTTCACTGCATCACCAGCTCGTGACGTTTATGATAGAGTCGGGGAATATTATGACGGCACAGTTATGGTTCAACCATCGACCAATTTCACCGTCGCAAAAATACGCGAAACTATTGATTTTCCCGACACCGAGAGCGACGAGGATCGCCCATGTTTTGCTAGGAGAGCTATCAGACAATCGTTGGCACCACCAAAAGTGGGCCTAGATGACAATATGGCCGGGTCAGCACAAAACGATTGCAATTTCGAAAATTGGATGGAGATGACATACATCGATCCCATGGAAAGAGCGAAAATGGTTACAGGCGAATGTATTACCAATTTGCGACTTCTTACACGACGATTGTGTCCATCCTATACCATCTTGCCCCTCAACACGACAGTTGCAGGCGTGCTCGAAGTAACACCACCAACATCAAACCACGTTTTGTGTTTCGACCTCGACAATTTCAGTTCAATGTCAGGAGTTCAAGACGAAGCAATTTACAACTGCGATGCCGGATCTGTCGTAGCACCAGGAGTCAAGTGGATGTACTCAACACCCACATTCCTCTCATATATTTCGTATTTATACACTTATGTGCGAGGAACACGTCGGTATATGGTGACATCCAGACCATCCAACATCATCAACGGTGCCCCTTTCACTACCGGCACAACACGTCTTGCAGACTCAGGAGGCTTTAGCGTCATTGCAAGCGACGGCGAATTCGATATTCGCATTTCAAATATTGTGTCAAACGAACAGTACACATATTTTCCATGGTTCAGACCAGAAGAAACCATTCTTGACTATAACAACAGCAACAACAGTTTTGCTACCATCGCATCAAACTACCAGTTTGGATTAGGATCTTTGTATAGTTCCGATGCTTATGTTAAGCGCCTCGGATCAAAGGGAACTTCACTAGAGGTCTCAGCCCATTCTGGAACAAACATGCCCATTAGACTTTTGGGCGACGCGGATAAAACTCCCACCGAATTCAACGCGGCACATAAGTCAAACATTCCACGCAAGAGGCGATTCTTAGAAATACGCTATCGTCCCCATTGCACGGCTCAGAAGGGAGTCACAGCCAATTTTCCCGCTATCGTATGGCCAATACCAACGACCATTTATGAAGCGGCAGGAGATGATCTCTCCTTCGGCTACCTTCAACAGCCACCTTACATCACTCGTATCAACAAAACTCATGTTTTTATGAACAACGATGGGACGCTACTGCGTCTGTGAGGCCTAACATAACTTTTTACGAAATGATCAAGTATGTTTTGTCTCGCCCAACCACCCACACAACGGTGTTCGAATCACCTTCTTCCTTTAAATAGGCGGTAAAGCTATATGCAGTGAAGTTGTTGTGGGGGTTAAACCTGAGGTTTTATTATGAACCTAGGCCCAAGAG